CCACCAGTAAGGGAGTTAATGCCTCCTGCAATACCTACTGCTGTAGCAAAACCAGTGGCTGTAATTCCAAATGTCATTTTAATTCTCCGTAATCAAATCTTTAATTGAGTCAATTAGACCCAGTTCCTTGTAGGATGGAGCAATTACTTCTTCTTCCATCTTGGCTAGGTTTTCTTCACCTAAATGTTTAGTGAGATGCACTGTTACCCAAATGGTATCTTCCTCTGCAATAACAGCACGTTTAAGACCTACCTCAGAAACAAAGATACATGGAGCCTCAAAATACTTTGGTCCAAACTCTGTTGACACAGACACTTTACCTTGCATGATAAAGTTCAAGTGTTGATGCCTATGTATTTTACCTATTATTAGGGTTCCTTTGGGAATAAACATTTGTCGAGCATAAGTGCCACAACCATAGTTCTCATCAATAGGAGCGTAGTAATGGGTTAACTTGCAGTCAGGTAAGGTATCTTTAATTGCACCATCAGCAATCATCTTTAACAGTCCTTCTTGAACATTAATAATGTTCTCTCGAAACTGCACTTTGCTAGGATTGTTACTAGTAACAAGGTCAGTCATCTGCGATACCTCCCGCCACCAACGGCTTGTTCTTGATCCATCTCACCAATTCTAAAATCTATTTCAGCACCATCAAGACGGAGAGGAACGTTACTGGTACACAAAAACTCCCAAGCTCTACGTCTATCAGCACCACTTAGGTACACTTGAGCACGAGGAGCATTAAGGTCCACAGTTCTGTAGTTAGACCATGTGTTGTAGTCGTCACCTGTGTGACGTATCTGCATAGTTCCAGCTACTTTATCTCCAATGATCTCTAACCTTCCAAAGAACTTACGCTTAGTACTTCCGTTGTCAGAGATGTCCGTAACAGTACGGCAGTAGATGGGTTGACCAGCATCTTGGTATGTATTGACATCCAAGTAATATAAAGTCGCTGTATCGTCATCTAAGACGTATGGGACACCATTTAATTGGGTGTAGTAGGTAGGTCTAAAGTAAGACTCTTGGTACGTACCTGGATTGGGTTGGTCGTTACTCTGCATAGAGTATTGAGTCCATGTGTACCACATTTTCTCATTAAGGTCATAGACCAAAGTTTGGTGAGTATTATGTAGTGTAAGGATATACAGTGTGTGACCATTGATTGTGTAGCAATACGCAGCTATGTCACCCAAACCATCAGCTTCAATATGACGATCTATGTTTGCAGTAGAAATACGTATAGGAGAAACACCATCCATGATGTACACAGACTTGCCGTAAGTCTTACTAGTACCTACCCAAAGTACAGTGTTATTAGTAGCAACAATAGAGTCACCACTAGCACAACCAATCTCTGAGGTGTAGCTCGCAGCTAACCCCAAAGGTGAGCCAGTAGGATTACCTACATCGTAAAAGAACTGAGTACTTACAGCACCAAAAGCTACAAGGTAATTTAAATGTTTACATATACCAACAAGATTGTCTGCAGTCTGCTCAAAGCTTAAGAAGTTTAAAGCATCCCAAGTAGTTGGATCACCTAAATCAGAATTGTAAATTCTATTGCCAGTAGTGCCTATGAATACGTAGTTATCTAAAAACACAGCACCAGATACGTATGGACCGTTAGGAAAACCATTAAGAACAGGAGTTAAAGAACCTGCAACACCCTCATCTGTAAAGGTAATATTCTCAGCAGCAAAATTAGCGGTGTTAGCAACATCTGTAAGAATTACATTAGTTGCAACAGTTGTAACTTTAGCGTTAGGACCAATGCCATTACCAGTAATAGACATGCCAACATAAACACCAACAGTGTTGTTAACAATAAAAGCTAACTCACCTTCATTGCCCGCACCACCACCAATAGTAACAGGACTAGGTACGTTGATAGTGCAAGTGCCAGCAGATGATAAACCTGATCCTGCATTAGTAATGTTTACTTCTGTAATCTTACCATTCGTAACTACTGGTGTAGCAGCTACACTTGGAGCAGAAAAAGTAAGGGTAATCCCTTGGCTGTAGTTAACACCAGAATTGTTGATGTTAACTTTTTGTATTTTGTTGTTAACAATAGGTGTGTATACATTAGTCTTACTGTACAAATACCCATTAACTTTGTTGTGAAAAAACATGTAAGCATCTAAAAAGGTGTTTACAAAGTAACTTTGACTAGTAGATGCAGAGGTAGTACCAATAGTACTGACTACATAACCAGTGGGGTTTATGCTGTACACAGTGTTATTAATAACAGCAATCACTCTGTTGTTAAAAGCGTTTAACCCCTGACTATCTAAGTAAGCAGGAGGTGTGACAGGTGTAATCTGTTTAGCAGCTACAAGACCTGGACGTTTAATAAACTCTCGTTTAGTATCTCTAGTTTCAAAGAAACAGTTAGATGAGTACGAGTCTTTAGTAAAAGTCCCATTACGGGACTCAATAGGTTGCGTCAGTGGAATACGTTCTGTAGCCATACTTAACGTCCGTAAGAGTTGCTGCTTGAAGAACGATAATCAGGCATGAAAAACGTACTAGAAGCTTCAACATCCCAGTCAACTAATTGAGTTTTATAAGCAGCAGCACGTAGTGCAATCTCTTGTCTAGCATTCATAGGAACACCATATTCCATAGACATTTGATCTGCAAGATTCCACACCAAACAATTCATCCATTCATTAGGAAAATCTGGCACTTCTAAAGCACTGTTCAAATCATCCAAAGGCAGTTGAACAATCAGGTGCAACTGAAGATTAGTCTGAGAATAAACGTCTGGTGTTAGGTATACGTACAAAATACCATTTAACTTACGTGGATCGTAGAACAAAGTGTTAGCAACACCAGTAGATTTCTTAGAACCCAAGATGTTGTACTCTTGTTTAGAAATAAGCATCACAGGCACATCAATGGGTGGGCTGCTTTGATTGTTACGATAGAACCCTTGAATAGCTTTTAAAGGCTTGTCCGTGATAGCTACAGTGGGATTCAAAGAATCATACATCAACGTAGATGTAGCACCACCAAGAACGTATGAAGTCTGATTAGCAGTAATAGGAATAATAAGCTCAGAGATTTTCCACAGTTTAAGTCCATCTGTACTCATCATTTTAATGAGCAAGTTTAAAGACATAGATGCGTTAGCAATTGTGTCTGGATCAGGAGTAGCACCAATCTCAAGCACTCCAAGCTTACGTAAAGCTAGAGTAATAATTTGATCTCGTGTAACAGTGTATGTAGAACTCATGGTTATCCACCAGTCAAAAAGTCGTTTAATCCAGGAGCTAGTTTACCCGCTACAGCACAACCTGCAATAGCTGTAGGAGGCATAGCTATAGAGCCTTCCATAGTACATGCAGGAATAAGCCCATAATTTATGTCTGCTCTAGCACAATCTGCTACTCCATAGTCAGCAATAGCTTGGGAAGTAATGGGAGTGCAAGTAAATAAAAATGTGTCTGAAGACTCAGGTCTAGTCCAAGGAGGTGCTTGCTTATCTGCTACGCCACGTACAAAGTCTTGAGGCTGTCGAGGTTCCCAGTCACCTGAACAGACCATAACTCCGTCCCAACGTTTTTGTAGATCGTCTTCTTTAAACAGACGACCACAAACGTCACAGATGACTTTCCAACCCCCGTTGTCCCACCTAGGCTTGTACGACATGGCGTTTAGCTCAAGTTACGCAGCTTGTAGATAGTAGACAAATACAACCCAACAATCTCATCAATGATATTTTGAATTGCACTGAGGTCACAGGTCTTACGAAACTTTTCAATTTCTAAAACATGTTGACCCAAAATGTCTTCAATCTTACCCTTACCACTGTGATTAAGTACAGGTATGTTTTGCATAACTTCATCATAACCTTGATAAGCTTCAGCAAGTTTGTCAGCTAAATCTACGACTTCATCATAGAAAGTATTTAAAGCTACGTGTTGAGAATAGCTTTTAGTACGTAGATGTTCTAAGTGAGCTAGAGTACGATCTAGGAATAGCAAGGCAATAATTTGTTCCATGTTTTATCCTATGAATTCTACTTTACCGCCAACGTGAATACCTTCAGAGAAGGTAACAGTAGTTGCATTTGTTTCAGTGTAACTTGAGTTAAGTATCTGACGCACACCATCAATGTATACATCAAGAGTGTTAGCACCTACACTGTATGTAAATGGAACTGTAAATACAACTTGATTTGCTGTAGCTGTAACTGTACCTCGTGTTCTACCTTGGTAAACAAAGTTGTTTACATCGTTAAGCCAAGAGGAAACAATGGGTGTTGAGTTGTCAATGAAGTATGTACTTGCCATAGTGTGTTCCTAGTAACAATTACTTGTCTTGTTTATTGTCTAGCTTATCAAAGATTTTGCCAAGCATATTTTTAATCTCATTAAGATCATCTCGGTAGTCATCTTTAGCTACATAAGTCTTAGGCAAGTCTTCTCGCAACTTAGACAAGTCAGCTTTAAGTTCTTTGACAGCAGACCACAACTCCCTAGCAAACCATCCTAAGACGCTAAAGCCTAGTCCAAGAGCTGTGTTGATAAGGTGTTGTGATTCCATAGTTTATTACTCTGGCTGTGCAGTTCTAGCAGCTTCTTGCGCTGCAAGTACAGCTTCATATGCAGCAATAACTTCAGGAGTGTGGATAGATGCGGCAATTGCTTGCACTTTGACATCTTCACCGCTGTAATCAGCACCAGGCACGACAACGTGGCGATGGAACTTGCTGCTGATTTCCACGCCATCTTCTTTGATGGCGGTCTTGGTGCGAACTTGGATTGAGCCGTTTTCAATAACTTCAATCAGATCAACAACTTCAATTTTTTCTAACATGATATTTCCTTGTTTCCAGAGTAGCTATCCCGCTACACATTAAGGCTGGTGGGCCGCACCAGTACGGTTAAACTTCTTCGATTGCTACAGACCAATTTGCAGTTACTGTTGCGGTTGCCGTCCAGTTTGCGTTGCTCGTAGAAACAAGCCCTAGCTGAATTGAAGTAACGGCAACAGCCAAATTGCCAACGCCAATGTTTTCATTCGCGCTGTTACGAAAAGAACCCGTAGCGCCGCCAACAGTTGAATTTGCACACGGGGTTCTTGGGTACGGATAACGAAATGTAATTGCGCTCGCCGTAGTTAAAGAAGTTCCAGATGTTGCGGTTAATGAAACTGTGCCAGATTGCCGCATCATTCGTTGGGATATGTTAGAGTAAAAACCGCCTTGCGGAATGTGCAAATAAGTTCCAGATGGAAAGTTGCTAATGTTGTCAACCACAATGGCTTGCGAATATGCAGCTCCACTGTTTACGTTAGTTCGTAACACGCTACCCATTGCATTCACATTAGCTCTGATGCTATCAATATAAATATTGACATTAGCTATTGAGCCATCATTTACTACTTTTACAAAGTCTGTTGCACTAGTAGCACCATCTGCATATAAGTAGCAGTTTTCAACTACAAAGCTAACTGTTTTATCTGTTGACAATGTAAGAGCAGAACTATTACCACCAACATCAACAATGCCTCGACCAATAGAGGATGGGTCGCTTTTTGTGTAAAGTTTGCAGTTTCTTAGATAAAGCTCACCACCTTTAACTTCACTAGCATAAATACACATACCACCAAACTGTGAATAAATGATGCAGTTGTCATAGCCAGTGTCCATACCACCCCAACCACCACCTTGATATAGAGTGCAGCCTTGGTATCTTAAGTCTTGGATATTGCCATGCATATCAGCGGCATAAACACCTGATGTAATGTCATTGCTAATAGTGGCATTGGAAATCTTTACATCACGATTTGGAACACCACAAATCCAATCACCACCACCAATGCTAATGCCATGTCGTCTAGCGTAAAAATCACCACCTTCAATATTTACTTTTTGTGAGTTACTAAGTGCAAGGCCATAGTCATCAAGAGTGCCTGTGCCTTTGTTGTAAATGTTTGAGTTGGAAACATATACACGATAGCAACGATCAAACTCAATTGCTTGATAGTTTTCGTTGTATGCGCTAACGTTTTCTAAGTAGGGATTATCACAGAACTGAATCTTTAAAAGACCTTGAGAGTTTGCACCACCAACAAAACGCAAGTCTTTAAATGATACAGCTTTGCTATTCATTTTATAGACAGTCACATTTGCAGCAGTGTATGAATCATACAAAGGATTTGACAGATACGCTGTAGAACCTGATGTGCCACGGCACTCGCACCATTCACCAGAATAGTAATAAGCACGAATAGAGTTCCACAGGTCAGTTGAGAAGACACAAAAAATGTCTCCTATTGCCAAAGATGGTGTGCTTGCAAAAACAATTGATAAATTACCAGCACTTGCAGATGTAATATTTTGAATTTGCGTAAGAGAACCAGAAATTGTTAAGCCAGTTCCTACAGTTGCAGTACTAAAACTAATGATAGATTTTTCACCATCACCAAACATATTTAAATGTCCTGTGGATGTTAATGCAGATGTAATTTTGTAGGTTCCAGCAGGAACATATAAACCTTGTCCTGTTGTTGCCACAGCCGTAATTGCCGCTTGCATTGCAGTAGTGTCATCGGTTGTTCCATCACCCACAGCGCCATAGTCTTTTACGTTTACTGGTGAGCCAGTAATCATTGAATAAGAAACTTTTGTCAAAGCCATTTTTGTTCCTTAAACAGAATATGTAAGGGTATATTCAACAAGTCCTGCTGCAACAGAACCAACAGTTATGTACTGTGATGACACTGCACTACCAAAACATGATGGTAGGCTGTATGTTGTGCCTCCCGCTCCAAGGAGTCCAACCGATGTTCTAGCGGCACTTAAAGTAAAACCATCAAAAAGCGCAATTGAGCCAGCAAAACTTGTGCCAACAGTGCTTTCAATTGTAAAAGGCAAACCACCAAATGCAATGTTTCCAGAACCACCCGATAAGGCTGACCAACCCATATAAACAGAAACCGTAACAATTCGGCCAACTTTTGTATAAATACCTCGTTGCAAACTGTAAGTTACTGTGGGGTTTGTTGTTGTGCCCACCAGTGTAGGTGTCCAAGTACCTTCTTCATAGTCAGCAAATAACTCGCTTGTGCCTGTGCCTGATGTGGCAGAAAAGTCGATGCCTTTGCCAGATGTGCCCATAACTAAGTTATTTTTAACTGTAACGTCACCAGTTGTTTCAAACTTTAGCATCGCTGGAATAGTATAAATTCCAATTTGAATTGGAACATTACTTCCAGTAGAGTAATCGCCCAAAATTTGATGGCCCGCATCGCCTGGTGTAATAACAAGCTGTTTTGTTCCATCAGGAGAAAACCCTGTATAGGCTAAACCAGAAACATTTCTGCCAGCAGTTAAGTTGGCAACAGATACTTTTACTGTTGCACCGCTTTGCACAATTGGCAAAACTTCTGTCCCTGCAAGGGGAGTAGTAGATGCCGTAAGCGCTGAGATTTTTTTATCTGCCATTTATTTGCTCCAGTTATAGAGAACGATATGTAAAGTAGAAAGTCACTTGACCTGCAGTCAAAGTACTTAAATTAGCACCAGTTGCGGTGGCATAACCTGACCAATTTTTTGCTGTGGTTGTGTAGTATTCAGTACCAACAGCACCACCATTCCAATACGCGCCGCGATTTTTGTATTTGGTATTTAATGTGTCTGAGGTTAAATTCATTGTTGCATTTAATATGCCCGTTGCACCAGAACCATCGCCAACAGTAACCCCTAAATTAGTCATGCTTGGTGCAACAAATAACAAATCATTGACCATCGTTACATTAAGCAACAAAGACTGTGCTGGTTGTTGCCATAAAACAGCATTGTCTGTTGTAGCTGCGGCATTGAATAAATCAGAACCAAATGCTTTGGTAACTGCAACAGTTTGCACGTTGTAGTTGTTAATTTGCTGATAATAGCCAGTTGTTCCAAGGTTTAAAGATTTGCCTTGAAAATCAGTCAAAACTGTTATGGCATTTACAACTGTATTAGTTTGATTGTCAGCATCACCAATTGACATAAACGAACCCAATGTTGGGCTAACTGTGCGGCTAAGTTTTCCAGCGCACCAGTTGCCAATAGAAGTGGCGCTCACTGGTTGACCATAGTTGACAGCATAATCATTAGCGTCAGTTACTTGTCCTGCGCTTAAATAAAACAAGTTCGCTTGAACAACGCAACCAGAAAGAGCAAATGCGCCTGACGCAAGTTGCACTTCATATGCTTGCCCTAATGCTGTTCTGTTAGCCTCAAAATAATTACCAGTAATTAAAATGTCTCTACCACCGCTAAGACTAATGGGTCTGCCTTGCAATGATTCAGCAGTATTGTCAATAAAATTAAATGTTTGAGCAATACCTAAAACAACGCAGTTGTAACCACCATTAAAGTAGCAATTTGAAAATGTAATGTCGTTTGAAGTTGTGTACTGTAAGTTAAAGAAATCACCATCCCAATTACGCATTTCACAAGCCAAGAACGAATACGAAAACGTATTAATTCCAGATGTGTTCATGCACTTAATTCGATTGAATCGGCAGTTTTGAAACTTAACTTGGATGTATGCACCATCAGTAACAAAAGCATTAGTTGTGCGATTACTGTTATCAAACACAAGTCCTTCAAATGAAATGTTTGAAGATACGGATTGAATTGAATGATTAGCTGTTGCCGAGAACATCACAATTGGTGTTGTGGTGTAAAAGCCAGGCATTTTGCCTTGACCAATAATCCTGAAATCACCTAATTTTAAGGTTGTGACACTTACTGTTTGGTCAATGTTAATTGATGCCGTTAGCTTACATTGGCCTGGCACTATCAAAGAAATAGGTCTAAGTGGGTCTGTTAAGCAGTAGTTGACAGCAGCTTGAACTGCCGCAGTGTCATCCACAATACCATTACATACTGCACCAAAGTCCATGACGCTAACAGATTGACGCAACTTAGCTTGCATGGTAGTGGCAATAGCTCCAGTACCAGCAGGTGTGTATACGGCTGTGCCGTTGTATGTAGCACCATTAACATCATTGAGCCAAGGAGACTCAATAACAGTTCCAGTTGTAAATACAGTTGAAGTCATAGGTATCCTAAATTACAACAAGATGTAGCTGCTATCTTCTTGCAGCAATGCGTCACCTGTTTCTAGTAACAATTTGCCTGTAGAAGTAATGGGGTCTTGGATGACCCCGTACTTATCGGTAGCTACTCCATATTCTGTAATCCCAAAATCACCAGGATTATCAAAAGCTCCGTAGAGGTTTGTAGTAGCAACAGCCATGATTACACACCCATAATGATTTCAGCAGTAGCACCCGTGCCAGTAACGTTAGTTACGTTAGCACGAACATAACGCCAAGGACACACAGTAGTAAAACCATCGGTAGCTGTAGTAGTACCAGACAAAGTAATAGTACCCATAGTAATCCAATTAGACTTAGTACCATTAAAGGTAGCAGCTTCATTAGACACTTGTAAAGCAACAGTTGCAGTTACAGCACCAGTGCCAGTAACAATAGCTTGGAAGCTACTGTATGGACTTTCTTTGTAGATAGGTGAGGATGCTTGATTAGAGGTCGTAGAATTTACACCACTAAAAGCAAAGTAACGAGGTTGCTCGCCACTCTTAAGAAACATATCAGCCATATTAGACTCCCACTTTGTTTATGTTTAACACTAAATTATTCTTAGTAAGAAACCACACCCATCACTGTTGTGACAGATGTGGTGTTTACTTTAATCTATTAGCGTACAACTTCTTGAGCAACCAATACAAAATCAACAGAAGCTGTTTCTGTAGCAGCAGGAGTAATCTGAACAATCTCAGTAAGGGCAGCATTTGTTAATGTTGTACCAGTAGAACCAATAGTCACATTAGAAATACGAGCAATTAAGTTGTGTGCAAAGTACACAAGCAGATCAGTGCCATCATAACAAAATGCAACTTCAGCATAAGTAGCAGCAGTCATAGTAGTAACAGAAGCTACTAATGTTGTTGCTGTGTTGTTAACTGTAGATACAAAACTCAATACACCAGTAGCAGCAAGTTTAAACAACAAGCTATCTGTAGTAGCACCAGCAGTTTTAATTACACCAAAGTAACTAGTAATACCAGCACCAACACCGCTATAAGCAATGCGTGTGGTATACCAAAACTTTTGACCAGCTACAAATTGAAAAGCAGCAGCAGTGCGATACATACTAGAAGCAGTAGTAGCACCACCTGGAGTTAAACGACCAATGCCACCTACACCATCTACAAGAGTAAATGTGCTGCTAGTACCAGTAATAGTGCGGGAAGCAGCAGCACCTAAATCAGTGTAATCATTTTCGTAGGTAAAAACATCTAAACCAGTTGTGCCACTAGTGTGAAATGGATCAGGAAAAGGGAAGTTGCCAAGAGGTTGGCTTGCGGGGACAGTGGCTACGCCACTAAGAAATCGGGTTGGATTAGACATAATAAGTTTCCTTTGACGTTGTTTAAAACAACGCTCCATTTCTGGAGCGTCATTGGAAGATTGAATTGTACTTTACATTTTCTTTTTAGGCATAGTCTTTTTTGCAGCCGCTTTTTTAGTAGGAGCCATTTTCTTAGCTGCCATCATTTTAGCTTGGACTGTAACATCAGGACGCTTGCCCTTTTCTTTTTCACGTTCGTAGCTCATTTTAAATTCCTTTAGTTAAAAAAGAACCCCCTCCTTTTGAGAGGGGGCTTGTTACTAATAACAATTATGGACCATTAGAGCCAAAGATGGCACGGGGATCAGACCAACCGAAACTATAACGCTCATAGCCTTTAGCTTTAACGTTCATAGTATCAAAGTCATTGTCCTGATCGAACGTGACAGCATGACGCTCGTAGTACTTCATACCAGTACCACCAGGGATGGTGTTACGGATAAACCAAGCGTGTGGGCTTGTGAAGTAGTGGTTGACTTTAAAGCCACCAGGCAAGTAGTTACCAGTTGCAATGACGTTGATGTCATTGTTGGCGTTACCTGTTTGGTACTGAGAGTGAAGAATACGCTGAGCATTAAACACTTCTTGACGAGCAATGTGCAAGCTGTCAGGTTGAATAGCAACCAACAAATCACGGTCATTACGCAGACCCATGATTGCAATCACTGCATCTTCCAAAGCAGCTTCTGACAAGTCAACATCAACTGTAGGCTTGTTAGACCATGTACCACCAGCAGTATTAGGGTGGTTAGTAGCGCACAAAGCGACACCATCACCACCTTTATACGTACTGTTGAAAGCACGGTTGTACACGTTAGCAGCAATGTTTTCTTTCGTTTGACGGAAAGACATAGCCAAAGCAGCAGCACGTTTCTTAGAGATTTGCTCATACAAGTTGTCATCCAACTCTTCTTTAGTCACGATGTAACCCATTGCGTAAGCAACGTGTGTATAACGTGTGGTAAAGCCTTGAATTTCAGAGTCGTATGCAGTTCCTTGACCTTCAGACTTCACAGGAACCAAACCGAAACCAGACAGTTGAACGTCTTCTTCGTAGTTCTGAGTAGAAGTATCTTTGTCGAACAGGTCAACATACTCTTCTGGATGCTCATTGTAGACTTGTCCCCACCAAGCTTTAACACCAGGCCATAGAGCCTTGGGGTGGGATGCGGTAGTAATTACACCAGCCATGATTTATTTCTCCTTAATTAAACTGCAAGGTAGTTAACGACTGAGCCAGAGGCAGAGGCGATAGTACCGTACTCGTGGTAGTTAAACTTGCACAACACACGGACATAAGGACTAGCAGCACTAGTAACTTCATTGTCAACACGTTGAACAGCACCAAGCAAACGAATTGGCAAAGTAGCCGTAACTGCAGGACCTGAAAGGACCATATCAGAGAACGGTGAACTTGTAGACAAAGATGTTTGATTTGCAGCAGAGATGGTCACAGCAGCGTTCAAAGACAGTTGAGCTTGGGTTGCACCCGTAGCGTTAAACTGAGCTTCAAACAAAACAAATGGATCATCCACGACATATACATAACGCACAGTGGTACGAGTACCTGCGGGAATGTAAGTTTGTGTCAGGTCCAAAGTAGTACCAACCAAGCTTACGCTAGAATCAGCAACACGAACACCGACAATAATACCCAAAGGCAAAGCAGAGGTAGTTGTTGCACCGCCCCACTTCTGGATATAACGAATGCCATTAACATCCGAACCAGCAGCAGACATTACACAATCACCGATTGCATAGCTATTGGTAGTGTCAGAGGTAGGGATAGCGTATACACGACCCTGCTCATTCCACTTGCCACCTAGCAAGTTACCAACAGGACTAAATCCGTTGGGTTTGTTTACGTTAGCCATTTAAGACTCCTTATAAAACATTAGTTAAGTTTGATTCCACCACTTGGGGTATAGAAAGATGGATCATCTCCAGTAATCTTCCCTTTGCGGATAGAAGCATCAATGCGATTGTTTTTAGCCTGAAGTTCAGCTTGATCTTCCTCATACCATTCTTGCCGAATCTTCATTAAATATCCATATTGCTCCGTGCCTTCTGCACGAGGATTTACAAGATATCTAATTCTTTCTCCAAGATCACCATTACGGCTGATTACATTCTCACTCACGCCTCCCACTTCATCAGGTTTTACAAATTCGTAGCCACTATCCATAGCCTCTTGAATTCGTCCTCCAGTATCTGTAAAGACATGGAGGTGATAACCTTCTATCTGTGTTCGAACACTTATTTTAGCTTCTGTCCCATTAAAGACATTCCTACGTTTTCGAGTTGTACCATCTTCAGCAGGTTTGGGAGCAGCGGCTGCTGCTTGTTTATCTGCCATTTTCTCTAGAAGACGATCACGTTTTTCAAACTCATTTAGTGCACGTGGCATATCAATTTCCTTTAGTGTAAGTTAAAAATTAGTTCCAGTCAAAATCTGCAACATATTGTTCACGAGTCATAAGCTTTTGCTTAACAAACCGATCACATGCTGACTTTGCTTCAGGGGGTAAATTCTCATAGGATTGAGCATTGCCACTACTGCGACCTTGCCTACCTGACCCAGATTCAACCCGACTGCGTATACTTTGTTTTTTACCAAACTTATTAGGAAACTCTTCTGCTAACACTTCATCAAGCTTATCTAGAAATGGTTGTCCCTTAAGCATAGGAAACTCTACTCGAAGACTTTCACCAATACCATTAACGACAGCAGTCATTCGTTTGTCTTCACCAAACCAAGTGTTGCGATCTAACCACGCTTGTAAGCCTGGATCAATCTCAGCCTGTACTGGCTCAGGTGTCTTAACAACATCTGCATCTTTAACGGCTTGTTTAGCCTCTTTGTATTCTTCTTTTGCAAGGTCCAATGCATCGTCTAAAGCATTGACTTTCTGACCATCCCCATCGCTAATAGCTTGAGCACGGCTTTCTTTAATCTCTTGAATACGGAGTTCGTATTCATTAACTTTACGTTCATAAGTTTCACGTTGAAACTGTTTAAATTCTTCTGCTGCTTGTCGAAACTCTTTAAGTTGTTCTTTTGTAGCATTAAGGTCTTTAACAAGGTTCTCATTATTCTTACGGAGAATAGGAAGAATTTCTCGACCACGTTTTACAAAAACATCAGCATCTACCCAATCAGCTTCATTACCACGAAATCTTTCTTTAGGAACCCAACCTTGGGATTCAGCCTCATGTTGAATTTCTGGGGCAACTTCGTTGTTACTAGTAACATCATTATTTTCTTCGCTCATATCTTACTCCTAGTTTATTTCTTTGCCAAATAAGGATCAACAAGATCAACATCATCATCAAGAGTGCCTGTGATGTCTTTATCATTAATCATTCGATACTTAAACCCATCTTTACCTAGATACAGTAGACCTGCATACTTAGCAAAGATAACTTTATCGCCCACTTCACACCAAGGTGAGGGTTCATCGGCATAGCATTGGTCGCCCATAGCTACAACAACACCAGTGGTATTACCCATCTGTTCACGATCTTTAGTTACTTCAGTAGTAAGAATGATGCCTCCTTCGGAGACTTCTCTTACTTCTTGTGGCTTAATAAGCACACGCCACCCTACTGGGTTAATACCTGATTCATTACTCATTTGGTTCTCTCTTAATAGTTGCTTCAAACAAATCTTCATATTCCAAATTTAGAATAATTGCGATTGCTCTACAGCGACCTTTTACTTCTTGCTCATCGTCAAACGTATTGTTGACTAGACCTTCTTTCATGGCTTCCCTATCTGTACTAAGCATCTTCATCAAACGTTTAGTAACTGGATGGTGTTTCCATTCATCAAAATTGTCTTGGCTTACTGCTTCCATTCTTGCTCCTTTTAAAACTTACTGGGGTGGTACTTGGGGCATCATCTCCTGTGGCATTGTAGGTTGCTCAGGGGATTGCTTTCCTTGGTCTAACTTCATTTTGTCGTAGACAGTATTCATAGTTTGGATAGAACTAAGGACACCTTCTCTACGTTCACGTTGCAGACCAATTTGCATATTAATTTCTTGAATACGCATTCTTTCACCTTCAGTCACAATACCAATCTTGATAGCTTCTACTTCTGCTTCAAGTCTTTGGATATGTGCTTGATTGAGTTCTGCCTCACCCATTAATTTAAGCAGACCCATCTTCATGTTTAAGTCCATCTCAGCCTGTTTAGTCTGCTGGCGCATCTGTTCAATTTGAATTTTAGGATCAGATGGTTGCGGTACAGCATTTGGTCCCTTAGGATCAGGCAATAGTTTTTCAATGTTTGTAACTTTCATTGCTTTTAAGAAAGCATACTCAGCTTCATAACGATCATACAAACCAGCAGTTGCAGCAACACGTTGTGCAATGGCAGCAGCTTGACTCATACGTTGAGACTCAGAAGTTACAGAGGGATCAGAAGTAGGCATTACGTCTGTGACGGGACCCTCATAATCAGAAGCTAGTACTAACCCTGTACTTTTAGCATTAGATACGTAAGGTGTAGTTTCAGTTATAAAGATTTGATTTAAACGATATAACTTACGAAACTCTTGTTTAAGACTGCGGTGAGTACGTTTAAAGATACCGTTAAATATCTTCATACCTTGCTCAGCCATAGTACGTGTAGTCTCAGCAGGAGTGTTCTGACCTGGGTTTTGACCAGACAAAATATCTACAGAACCACCAATACGTTCACCGTAGTTAATCAATAAGTTTAGTAAAGTGAACATTACTTGTGATGGCTCACGTACTGGCAAAGGCACAATACCTTTACGCAAATCATCACCTGTTGTGTCTACGTGCTTCCACTCCATAGGATTGAAGGAGTAATTACCACCACGTAACTTGATACCACGACTAAGAAATCCACCAGCAGTATTAGCCATAGTGCCAGCGTCAACGAGCTGGTTGATGATTGTGTTGATTGATTCATTCAAAGGACCAAGAAGAACACCAAAACCTAGGTCATAAAAACCACCATCAGGTGAAGGTACAAAAGGATACTTAGTAAAGTAATGCTCAGCTTTAATGCTAAGAATTACGTTATTATCATTGCGTTCAATGTCAGATTGGTTGTATCTAGCAACAATACGAGCAACTTGTTTATTGTCTCTACGAACATAAACAATGTACGGCTCAGCATAACCATCATCATCAAAGTCAATATGACAATGTTGTTCAAGCATCTCAATTGGAGTACTTGAATCATTTGGCTCTGGAGGCATTAAACCTTGAGCATTATCTTGAAGACTTTGTAGATTATCACTTGTTGAAATAGTTGCTTGTTGTTGTCTACGACCCTCAGATACATCAAGCCACAATCCACGAGCTACTCGTTCGTAGATTTCATTGGTAGACATCTGAAGAACATGGGTAACACGAGGAGCAGTTTCTAAACTTTTAGTCCAGTAGTTAACTACTAAATCTTTAGCTAATACATTTTCAGAAATGTTATGTTTCTTAACTGGGTCGTAATAAGTTTTCTTAAATGCACAACCAATAATAGGTTGTGTAATAAGAACTTTATCCATTTCACTTTCCCAATCTTCATCTTCTTCAAGAAGTTGGAAACTCATGTGTTGTTCAACACGGGTAGCACGAAGTCCACGTAGTCCGTCTTTGTCATCACCAACAACACGGCACTTAACAGGCAAATCACTGTCTATAAGTACAGGATAACTACGTGCATGATATTGCAATGCAGCAATAGTGATAAGTGGGAACTTAACATTGCTGGCATTAGCCCAAGGAAAGTTTTTAGTTTCAGCAACTTGCAACGCAAGTTTAAGAGAAGCTTCGGTACGCTTCTCCCAACTGCTACGAGATATAAGATCATTGTCAAAGTCTCTGACAATTTGAACCCCAATAGTTGTCAAATCCTCTTTGCATAAGAGGGTAGCAATATTGGCCTCATATACGAGGTCTTCAATGTTAAACTTTTCTTTTAGGTTCATATCTTTAATACCCACAAATAGCAGATCGTCCAGAGTCTACTACATTACTTTCACGAATATAAGCCTCGTACTCTTCTTTTTCAAATTCTTTTTCGGTTGGGGCTTCCCACATCCTATCAAGCATCAAGCCCAAGTAAGCCCAAGCATCTACTTGATCGTCATGTTTATCTCTAGGAAATCTAAGAAGTTCATCCTCAAAGTTTTGATACCAGTCAGCTTCTTTGTCAAAACGACAAGCCCCACTTCTCATACGAGCTTGAATACTCCTAGCACGGGTAAGTTTGTCACCGCTTGGTTTTAACAACACTGTGTTAATAAACTCACCACGCTTAAGCATCTCTTCATTGAGATAGGGACCAATAGCCTTCTGAATAGTACCTTGTTCGAGTCCAAAGAGTACGGGCTTATAAATCTTTTGGATCATCAGGATTGTGTCTACAATCTCTAAAGCATCCATACGTTCTTTAATTACGTGTTTACAGTAAAGCTTTCCCTCGTCATCCATGCCGCCTACTACAAAAGCAGAGTAGTCAGCACGTTGGGACTGAGATACAGCTAAATCACAAGTAGCATAGTAAACCAGTTTTCTCTTTTGGTCTTCAGGTCTCATTGCTACAAAGTCTACTTTTTTAAAGAAAGTGTCGCTAATATCCAACGGAATGTTGAGCATCTCTTGAGAATAGATGTCAGCTAGACCTTGACGGACGTAATCATCCTTAAGCATTTTAAACTGTTCGGCAGTCTTCATCTCAGGCCACAACAGAGTTTTAAAGTCATCTGTATGAGCACGATACTTGACAGACTTCCAAGGCAATATGTTTCTAGAATATTCTTTAAGGTCTTCTCGTACTAAATCTTTAACTCCCCTATGGGTAAGTAGCTGAGAAGTAGGCATTAAGTTCTCTAATAAACTATCAAGGTGTAATATAGTTCCTACTATTCGTATTTTTCCTGAAGATGATACGCAAGGAATAAGGGCACCATAGAACCAGCGTTTGAACTTCATACGCCTGTCCTTATTCATAACGATTTCATCATTCTCCATGTCATCGCCAATGATTAGATCAGGACGTAAGTTAGCCCACTTCAGACCACGAAGCTTTTGTTCAGAACCTTTTGCTTGAATGCGGAATGTGTACCCATCATCCATCTCAACAATCAGGTCGTCTTCCGTGTCTTTGGGAAATGGTCCATCTTTAATTGAAAACAAGGATCGCAAATCCTCGTTATCAAGAAGTTCTTTCTTAATGTCCCCAAGAAACTGAATAGCTTGAGATACTGTATCTGAAACAATAAGTACATATCGAGACTCCCTAAATAAGACTGAAGCTAGGGTATAAGCATGGGTTACGGCTGTAGATTTAGCGTGATAACGGGGAGCAGCTATGGCTACTTGTCTGCTGTTACTAGTAACAAGGTCCCATATTTCTTTGTGAAACTCTGGGGTAGGAGCAGGTCTGTCAAAGTTCTTTCTAAGAACAGAGTTAACAAACCCCTCCATTACGTCAGCATTGAGTTTGCTCATTTGATCTCAATGATTTCAGCTTCAATAGTGTTTCTTTTCATGTTGGCAAACCTAGCAAACTCTTCTGACAACTTAAGCAACCTGTCATCAATAGTCTTTTCAAGTTCTTTTTCAACAGGTTTATCGTTTAGTTTCTGCTGCTTGGTCATCAAGTCTGTAGTGATCTTTAGAGCTACGTGTGCTTTAACTGGAATACGAATAATCTCCCCAGTCTTCTGGTCAAACTGAGCATCACCCACATCTAGACGTTCTTCCGTAGCCTTAAGAGCTTTGTTAATAACTCTTTTTAAGTTGGAATCCATTTGCTGAATGTCTTCAGACTGTAATTGCAAACAGTACTCTTTAAACCAATCAGTAGTTTTCCAAGTTTTAAGGGTAGGTAAGGGTATACCCGTAACAATAGCAGTTTCAGCCATGCTACCTAACATCAAATACGTACTGACAGCTTGTAGCCTCTGGTTTTGACTCCAGACAGACTTCTTGTATCTACGATCATGTGATGTTTTTCTACGCATTACTTCTTCATTTTCTTAAGAGTTTGTGCCAAACGAGCACGTTGACCCATCTTTCCAGGCTTTTTAGCAGCAGCTTCTAGCTTGGCAGCAGGAATAGTTTCACCTTTTTTGACACCAAGAGATTCACGCAAAGCACCTGGGTTCTTAATAGCACCAGCTATCCAGTTCTTTGTGGAATTAAGGTTCTTCTTAACGTTAGACTTAGTAGCCATTGAGGGTTCTCCAGTAGGATTAACGATACTTTGCAGTTTTAACAGCAATTTTTTTAGGTTGAGCTACAAATTGTTTGCCTTGCTCCTTACCTGCTCTCTTAGCTCTGGTAGTTGCAGCATACTCAGCAGGGCTTAAAGATTTGATAGCAGCTTCAGGCAGATAACGTTCACCTGTTTTAGATGAAGGTTTACCTGATTTGGTACGCCACTTCTGAGCAGTCCAATCTTTTAGGGATTTCTGTGGAGTTTTCATATTAATCCCTATAGCCGCCACCAGCGGCTTTATACTTCTTAGCTACAAGCTGAGCTTTACGAGCAGACCACTCTCCAGCAGCAGTACCTTGGGTAGCTGAGGCTTTTACTTGAGCAACAATCTTTTTACGAAGAGTTGGTTTAGTGTAATTACCAGCAGCATTTACTGTAGATTTCTTGGTAGCCATGTCAGCATTTCCAAGCTCTGAGAGATTTATTGATGCGGCTATCAGGGTCTTTAGCAGTCTTAGCAGAAGTCAGCTTCTTTTTCATGCCTTCCATCCTTGCACAGAAGGAATCTTTACGAGAACCACCTTCAGGTTGGGGAGCCTTAAGACCAGGCTTACCTGGGTTAGCTGCATTGTAAGAAGCACGACCCTTGGCATTTAAACCACCATTTGGGTTCTTACCTTCTTTACGTTGCCAAGCTGGACTTTTATTACCTGTACTCTTTTTAGCTGTAGCCATAACAATCCTTTTAATTGAAAGGTGGGGTACTAACTTTACACACACTGGTTGTCCACAAACTAAGGGTAATTGTTCAGTGGTTGCTCGGTGTTCCCCCGATGGACTGAACTGTATCATCCTTTTGTAATTTGTGTCTATAAAAATATATTTTTAAAATTATTAAAAATGAGTACTTTCGTGGACTTGACAAGGTTTTTTGAAAGTACGACACTGAGGGCTTCTTTCTTTTACTCTTTTCTTTCTTAGGTTCAGGTAAACAACAGCTATGTTTAACACAGGTTTGATGCGAGTTCTGTAAGAACGAGCACACCTCCTAAGACAACAACCCCCCTTTGTTTAAAAAGTTACAGCAGCGTTATATGTTGTAAGAAGTAATATTTCACACAAACACATTTTCCCCCTCCTACCTTACTTATTTACACATATCTATAGCCAACAGCTATATATACCCCTACTACTTAGCTGTACATAGATACAATAACCCCCCTATAGTATAGTTATCCACAGGTTATCCACAGTGTATATATATGCAGTATATTGCACCATCAATGTAATCAATAACTTACATTACATCTCCCCCCAATTATCTAGCTCCCACATCATTCCCATTGTTCGGTGTCTGTTAGCTCATAGACGCATCTAAACCCTCCTTGGTTGCGTTATCTCCTACCAGTTGGTACTCAGATACTACTGGCCTACATTTGTGCCTTGTAGGTCTACTAGTCTCCACTACCAAACCATTGGTCTTGTAGTTATTGTGTACATACTGCTCCCTAAACGTTAACTCGCTCACGCTGGTCCCGCCCCCCGCTTCTTGTTCAGGTTGCCCCCGCTTCGCTCTGCACAAACCACGCCAGTCGTCACTGCGTTCCTTGGTGGCATGGCTGCGGGCTTGCGCCTTTGTGCCTGGGCAATCCCTCCCTTCGGTCGGGACATCGGCCTGCGGCCTCGCCTTCACGCTCAGCTTCGGTGAGGGGGCGGTCCCCTCTTAGATCAACTTAACTAGGAGCTTCAAATGTCTACTCAAAACAACTTCGACTTCAACGGCTTTAACGCTATGACAGAACGTAAACCTGCTGGCTTACAAATCTTCTTGGCTCAACAGCTTCTCTCTAACGCACTCTGGTCTATGGAGAAATACGACAACCCTCGTCAAACAGAGGTTCGTGATGCTCTCAACGCTATCAAGACTCTCCGTTCACAACTCAAATCTGATGCAGCAGCTCGTGCAATCACTGAGTAACTCACGATAAGGTAGTAGTTAATAGCTACTACCTTTTTTTATGTTTATATCCTTGGAGAACAAATCATGCTCATCAAACGAATCATCTTCTTACTCGCAATCGTATTCATCACCAACTACTCACTATCCAACACATACTCTTGCACTACAGATACTGAGTGCGAAGCTGAAGAAGCTTTGAAGTGCTGGATTCTCTGTCAGAAATGAACCAGAGACTATCATGGAATATCACGCAAT